CGCGCTCGTGGAATGCCAACATGGACGCGACGATCAACATCGGGCTTGGCACTGGTTCCCGTGACCGTGACATGGCGATGCTGAACACGATTCTGAATGTTCAGATCGCGATGACCGATCGGCTGGCGCAAAGCGGGTTCTCGGCCCAGGCGCTGGAGATGGTGCCGAAGATCAACATGACGGCGACCAAGCTTGCGGAATCGGCCGGCATCAAGAACCCGGACCAGTTCTATCTCGATATCAAGCCCGAGATGCTTGAGCAGATGAAGCAGGAAGCGGCGCAGCGTCCCGATCCCGAGATGGAGAAGGAAAAGGTCAAGGCGCAGACGCAATTGCAGCTTGGCCAGCAGCAGGCCCAGCTTGACGAGCAGGCGGACCAGCGCAAGGCCCAGATCGAGGCCGTGCAGATGCAGGCCGATATCGAGGCGCAGAACCAAAAGACCAATGCCGAGATGATCCAGGCTCAGCAAAAGTTCGAGTTCGACAAGGAAATGGCGATGCTTGAGTTCCAGCTTCAGCGGGAATTGAAGATGGCCGAGCTAGAGCTAAAGCGCGAACTTGCGCAACAGCAGATGGCGCAGCAGGCCGAGCAACACCGCCAGCAGATGGAGGCGGGCGTGTTCAAGTCAATGCAGGGCCAAGAGGCCCATCAACAGAAGATGGAAGCCGCGAAGGCTAACGAGGGCAATTCATGAGCACGCTTTACATCAAGGAACACGCCAACAAGCCGCAGATGGCCGGCGGACCTGACATCTGGGCCGAGCCTGCCTTGGCCGAACAGCGCGTGACGGTCAGCGGAACGTCGGCGCAGTCTGCGGCTTTCAACGCTCAGACCAAGTTCATCACGATTACCTGCGACGGGATTTTCTCGTATCTGTGCGCGGCTGACCCGACTGCGGCGACGACGAACTTCCGGGTGCCGGCGGACCAGATCATCTCGTTCGCGGTAACGCCAGGCCAGAAGATTGCGGCGATTACGAACACCTGATGCCCAGCTATCCCCCGTTCCAGCCTGGACAGAGCTACAATACGCAGCTTGATCCTGGCCAAGAGCAGTTCTTTCGGATGTGGTTACAGCACAACAATGTGCCGTTCAACCCGAACGCAACACAGCCGCAAGACTATGACATGCGGGGTTACTATCAGGGCGTAATGAGCGGCAACCCAATGGCCGCGCCGTCTGAGATCAACCCGAATGACAATCGTCCGCACTATACCGACTATTACAAGACACCACTGCATCAGTCCTTCTCGGGCGGGAGCCAATGGGCAGGGCCAGGCGCCCCGCAATGGATCAACGATCATCAATTAGCCGCGCAAAACGGGTCTATTCTCTTTGATGAGAAGAGGCCGGGCGGGTTACTTGGGATGCTATCGGGAAAATGAGCGATCATCTCGCCAAAGAAGCCGACCGGCTCAAGAACGACCCGATATTCATCAAGGCATTGGCTGACATCCGCTCCGACGCCCTCGACGCGCTCGTAACCGCCGATCCCGACAACAAGACACTCATCATCCGGCTGCAACAGGTGGCCGCGGTGACTGACGAAATCCGCAACGTACTGGACCGCTACATCATGGCGGCAGACGTGCAGGAAAACCCCGGCTCCTTCGTTTAGGACTCCCGGCCCAACTAAAGGAAACTAAATGTCCGACACCAACCCCTCGCAAGAGGCTGGTAACGACGGCCCATTGTCGTTTGACGACGGCGTGGATGCTCTCACTGATGTTCTGAAAGACCCGGAAACGGACCTCAAGGAAGAAGATCAGGCCCAGGAAGAAGCGACCGAGGAAGACGAAGCGGAAGGCGAGGAGCCGGAGGCCGAGGAAACCGAGGAAGCTGCTGACGAAACCGAAGAGGAAGACGGACCCGAGGAAGTCACAGGAGGAAAGTTTGCGGCCGATACCGCAAATGTCCGCCTGAAAGACGGAACCGTGATCTCCGTTCAGGAACTCAAGCGCGGTTTTCTGGCTCAGCAATCGTTCACACGCGGCACGCAGGAGAATGCCAAGGAAAGAGAGACCTTGGCGGCCAAGCAGGCCGAAGTTGAACAACACGCTCGCTCCTTGCAAGAGCAGCGGGACTTTATCCTTCAAGTAGCTCAGCAGTACGTACCGCAGCCCCCCGATCGCTCGTTGTTGGATCGCAATTCGCCCAACTTCGATCCGATCAGCTACGCGGCGATGAAAGCTGAGTATGACGACCGGGTAGACGCGCTCAACAAACTGCACCACGGATCAAAGGCCGAGCAAGAGAAGGCCGCCAAGGAGCAGGAGCGCAAGAACCTGGAGATGCGAGCGGCGGAAGCCGAAAGGCTGGTTAAGGCCATACCCGATTTGGCCAAGCCGGAGGCACAGAAGAAGTTCTGGGCCGAATCCACCGAGACGATGGCGAAGTACGGCTATTCCGCAGAGGAAATGGCCGAGACCTACGACCATCGGGCCTATTTGGTGATGCGAGACCTAAACGCATACCAAAAGGCGCTCAAGCGCATCCCGGCCGTCAAGGAAGACATCCAGAAGAAGCCCGTTCTACAGGGCAAGCGACGGATGGACCCGAAGGAAAAAACCTCCCGCGATCGACAGGCAAGGCACGAGCAATTGCGCAAAACCGGCTCATTCGAGTCCGGCGTAGGCGCGCTCATGGACCTCGATCTTTAACAGGAGAATATCATGGCACAGGTTGCCAACACTTATGAGACCTACGACGCGGTAGGCAACCGCGAAGAGCTGGCTGACAAAATCTACCAGATCACCCCCGAGGAAACCCCCTTCCTCTCGCTGATCGGCCGCAAGCCGGTTTCGTCCACCCATCCCGAGTGGCAGACCGACACGCTCGGCGCCGTTGATCTCACCAACAACCAGCCGGAAGGCAACGACTGGACGTATGATGCGATCAGCCCGACCGCTCGCGTTGGCAACTATACGCAGATCAGCGAAAAGTCGATCATCATCTCGCGCACCCAGGATCGCACCTCCAAGGCCGGCCGCAAGTCCGAGCTGGCCCGCGAAGTAGCGAAGAGGGGCGTTGAACTGCGCATCGACATGGAAGCCATCGTCCTGTCGAACCAGGCTTCGTCGGCCGGCACCGGCAACGGCGCCACCAACCGCAAGCTGGGCGGCTTCCGCGCGTGGCTGGCTACCAACGACAACATGGACGGCGGCGGCGCTTCTGGCGGCTTCAATAGCGGCACGAGCGTCGTTGACGCGGCGACCAACGGCAGCCAGCGGGCATTCACCAAGACCATCCTGGATGCGGTGATCCTGTCGGCTTACAATGCCGGCGGTTCTCCCAAGACCCTGATGCTCTCGCCCTACGCCAAGACGGTGTTTTCGACCTTTATGTCGGATTCCAACGTGGCGTTGCAGCGCTATGCTGCGCCGAGCAAGGGCCAGACCACGATCGTTGCCGCGGCGGATATGTATCTGTCGAACTTCGGCCCGATCTCGGTTGTCCCGAACCGTCAGATGGCCCGCGCGGGTGCGACCGTTGCCCGCAATGGCTTCCTGATCGATCCGCGGATGGTTTCGCTGGGCGTGTTCGATGACATCCAGATCCAGAAGCCCGCCAAGACCGGCGACGCTGAAAAGCGCGTTCTCAATGTCGAGTATACTTTGCTCGTCAACAATGAAGCGGCGCATGGCGTCGCGGCGGACCTCTACGGTCTGACCTCTGGCTCGTAAGGAGAAACAAACATGCCTGTTACTCACGTTCCGGTCTCGGTTCCCGACGCCGCGACCTACACTGTGCTGGCCGACAATTCCGGCCTGACCCACTGGCTGCCGGACCTCACGGCGGACATCACCATCACGCTTCCGACCGCTGCGGCCGGACTGCGGTTCAAGTTCGCTTATTGCGGTGCCGCTGCCGATGCGCAGGACTGGCTCATCGTCACTGGAGCGGGCAGCTACTTCAAGGGCGGCGGCGTCTATGTTGACACGGATGCCGGCGCTGGCGCTGACGAAGTTTTGCCGGTGTTCAGCGATGGCAACTCCAACGACAACCTGACGGTTCTCACGCCGCAGGCTGGCACTTGGGTTGAGGTCGAGTGCGCGGACGGCACTACCTGGAACGTCAACGCCTTTGTGGCCAGCGCCTCCGCGTCGTCTCTCGCGTTCGCTGACTAACAGACCAAACGCCAACTAGAGGGCGGCCTTCGGGCCGTCCTTTTTCTTTTCGGAGTACCAGATGCCAAAAGGCGTTTACGTCCGCAACCCCAAGGAAATCCCAAATATGGCTTCCGAACCTACCAAGATGTTTCCCGTAGTCCTGAACAGGAACTATGTTCCGATCGCTGAATATGAAATCGTCGGCTATCTCAAGGAAGCGGTCAAACGCAAGGACGCGGCTGGCACCTGGCGCGTTATCGAAAAGGAAGAGTTCATCGAGGGCGTGATGAAGCCGCACAGCTCCCCCGGCGTCGGCTTCCCGAACAAGATCTGGGCCGGCACCACGATCAAGCTTCCGTTGGAAGAGGCTAAAAACGTCGTGGCCAAGAAGATCGCCGAACGCGCCGATGCCATCGCTGCCTGATCCGTCCAGAATCCCAGACCACGCATGGGAGTTTGAGTCCGTATCGAGCGACGGCCTGCGCCGGCATTACGTCCACTGGATCGACAAGTCCAAGGGTCTCGGCTTCCGCAAGACGGAAAACATAGTCGAGGAGCAGTTGCTCAAGTTCAACAAAGAGAGCTTGGACAACTCCCAAGGCAAGCGGTTCAGCGATGACGCGATCGGCACGAAGATGGCGAGCATTCCGCTGAATATCTTCTACCGCGATCTCGCCCCCCGCTTGAAGGATGGCGACAAGGATTTCGTCAAGTGGTGGCTCAACAACGAGCAGAACCGTCCCTATCGCACGTTCCGAGGCAAGGTCTAAATGGCGATCAGCACCTACGCGGAATTGCAGGCGGCGGCTGCCAATTGGCTTGCGCGCGACGACCTGACTTTGCGTATTCCCGAGTTTATCACGCTTGCGGAAGCCAAGTTCAACCGCGTTCTGCTGCATCCGAAGATGGAAACGCGGGACACGTTGACCGTAGACACGGGCGCGGCAAGCCCTGAATTCCTCGACCTTCCGACCGATTTCCAGACCATGCGCAGCGCGCGGCTGAGCGGCGTAGCCGGCAAGCCGCGGCTTGAGTTCATGACGCAAACGCAGATGGATGACTTCCGCTACAGCTACGACAACGTAGCCGGCCAGCCCTGCTATTTCTCGATCGTCGGCGATCAGATGGAATTGGCTCCGACCCCAGGGGAAGACTACGACGTGGAGGTGGTCTACCGCGCCAATATCCCGGCGCTGGCGAGCAATTCGACCAACTGGCTGCTGACGATGGCGCCTGATTTGTATCTCTATGGGACGCTGCTGGAAGCCTCGCCCTATATCCAGAACGACGAGCGGCTTGGCGTGTGGGCGAGTGCAGTGTCCACCGTGATCGACCAGCTCAACATCCATGGCGAGCGGCAGAGCTTCAATTCCGGCCCCTCGACCGTCTATCTACCAGGCCCGACGCCCTGATGCCGCTGCTCCCCTTCGGCGAGTATACATGACAAAAACACATCTTCAGAGTCGTACCCCCGAGCATAATACTTGGCTTGAGATGTTTAGGCGTTGCGGTGCAGTAGATCGCGGCCCGTACCATGCCGCGCGTGGAATTGGTGTATGCCTCCGATGGGCCACGTTTGAATATTTTCTTGCTGATATGGGTAAGCGCCCGTCCGTGGATCACAGCATTGAACGCATCAATAATGATGGTGACTACGAGCCCGGAAACTGCAAATGGGCCACGAAAAAAGAACAGGCCCTTAATACGCGCCGGAATATCAAAATAACCGCGTTTGGTCGGACAGCACCGCTTGGCTCATTCATCGACGCGAAAGCCCATCCTGGCGAATACAAGAAGGTCTGGAAAAGGCTACAGCGCGGGTGGGATGCGGAACGGGCATTGACGCAACCCAACGACGCTAGGGGCGGAAATTAATGCCCCTATTGCCATTCGGAGAATTCAAGCCCGATGTCGCTGACTATCTGGGGACGGCAACCAAGAACGTCCTCAACGTCCTGCCAAGGGGCGATGGCTACGGACCATTCCCGGACTTCGCGGCCCTGTCACAGGCGCTGCCTGGAACGTGTCGGGGCGGCTTCTACGCGCTGAAATCGGACGGCTCGGTGGCGATCTTCGCCGCCACTGAAACCCGTCTCTATCTCGCCAGCAATACCGACTATTCGTGGATTCCGGTCTCCAGGGTAGTAACGGTCACGATTTCATCGGCAAGCCCCGGCGTTATCACCGAAACCGGGCACGCCTCGGCTGCCAACGAGCCCAAGGTGTTCTCCAACTCGGGCGGAGCCCTGCCAGTAGCGATCACGGCGGGAACGGTCTACTACGTCCACACGGTCTTGGATGCCGACACCTATACGATCTCGGCAACGCCCGGCGGAACAGAGATCAATACCGCATCGACCGGGACGGGTACGCACTCGGTTACGGGTTCCTATTCGGCGCTGTCGTCTGACGAGCAATGGCAGTTCGTTCAGTTCGGCAACCTTATCAAGGCGACCCAAAAGAACGTCGTTCTCCAAACCTATACGCTAGGAACGTCATCCGCTTTCGCGGATAATGCGGGCTCTCCTCCGCAGGCGTCATATATCAGCGTTGTTGGTCGCTTCCTTGTGCTTTCGGGGCTGCTTTCAAACCCGTTCCGCATTCAATGGTCGGGGCTGAACGACACCACCAACTGGACCTCGGGAACGGGTTCGTCGGACTTCCAGGACTTCCCTGACGGCGGCATTGTCCGCGGCGTTGCGGGTGGTGAGTTCGGGATTGTGTTTCAGGACCAGGCTATTCGCCGGATGTCCTACATCCCCGGTTCTCCGTTGATTTTCCAGATCGAGCGCATCTCGCAGGATAGCGGACTTTACGCGCCCTACAGCATCATCCGGGCGGCGGATCTGGTGTTCTTCCACTCCGCGCATGGGTTTCACAAGATAGCCCCCGGCGGCGTTCCAGAACAGATCGGGCGAGAACGGGTTGACCGGACGTTCTTTGACGACCTCGACAAGACCGAGTTGCGGATGTTCATCGGCGCCTATGACCCGAGGTCAACGCGGGTATATTGGGCCTACAAGTCCACCTCTGGAACGTCTGGGCTTTACGACAAGATCATCGGGTTTGATTTCGCGCTCAATCGTTGGTTCACCGTCTCGATGACTGGCGAACATCTGCTTGGCATGTCGCAGCCCGGCATCACGCTGGAAAACCTCGACACGCTGTCAGGCTCGATCGACGCGCTTGCAGCATCGCTGGATTCGTTCGCCGTCTCCACCCAGCCTTTGATTGCGCAGTTCAACAGCGAACACAAGATGGGGTTCTTCTCGGGGTCAAGCCTGGAAGCGACGATGGAGACGGCAGAGCAGGGCACGGACGGGCGCCGCGTCTTCATCAACGGGTTCCGGCCTGTTTCGGATGCGCCAACCATCTACGGCTCGGCATCCTATCGCGAGACGGTTTCCGATACCCCGACATCGCTGGTTGAGATCGCCAAGAACAGCCGGACGGGGCGGTGTGATATGCGCCGATCGACCCGCTACACGCGAATGAAGATCCGCATTCCAGCGGCGACACAATGGACGTTTGCGGCAGGCGTTGAGCCCGATATCCGTCAAGAGGGCCTGACGTGACCTATTACGTTCCAGGTCTAGGCGAGAAAGACACCGACAAGATCATACGCTCGCTGATGCAGGCGCATGAGAAGACGGCAACGAATGAAGACGACATCGCGGCGCTTCAGTCCACGGTTTCTGGCTTGCCGAACGGCACGGTTACAAGTGTAGGATCGGGCGCGGGGCTAACCGGAGGGCCGATCACCAGTTCTGGATCGTTGGCCGTTTCGCTGTCGTCGCTGACAAGTTCGCTCGGGTCAGATGTCGCTCTCAACAACATAGCAAACTATTTCGATGGTCCAAGCGTAGCGCAAGGGACGACGGGAACGTGGCTTGTTATCGCGAACGTCACCTGTGTTGATACCGCTGGAGCGGCAAACTTCTACGCCAAACTATGGGACGGAACTACGGCTATTTCCGGCGGAAACGCTGTAAGCGCGGCGGCCAATTCCCGCATTGTCATCACTTTGGGCGGGGTCATTACGTCACCCGCTGGTGATCTGAAGATATCGGTACGCGCGCCCGACGCAACAACCGGCAAGATCGAGTTCAACCGATCGGGAACCTCAAAGGACGCCACGATCACAGCGTTTCGGATCGCATGAGCGTCGATCTGCTCTGCGTCAATCCGGTTGACGTCCAAAAGACGTGGCCGCTTGCGAAGGACATGATCCGCGCCGCGATCGAGCGGACCAACCTCAGCGAGTTTGAAGACGTCGAAAAGGACGTGCTGGAGGGCCGGCAACTGCTCTGGCTGGCGATCTCGGATCATGTCGAGGCGGCGGCGACAACGCAGCTATCGCCTGGTGTTTGCACGTTGGTTGCCTGTTCGGGCCACCAGCGGGAACGCTGGCTTCCATTGTTCAACAGGATTGAGAAATACGCCAAGGCCGAGGGCTGCAAGACAATGCGGCTCTACGGCCGAAAAGGCTGGGAACGGGTTCTGGACGGCTATCGCGTCGAACACGTTGTGCTTGAAAAGGAACTATGATGGGCGGCACGAGCAAGCAGACCACGACGCAGAACAGCACCACGGCGCCTTGGACCGAGGCACAGCCTCAACTGCAGGGCATCCTCAGCCAGTTGTCCAGCAATCTCGGCAACACTGGAGTGACCGGGGCGGAAAGCGGCGCGCTGACCAGTGGTGTCAACAACGCCAACAACTTCTCCTCGACCGTTGCCCCGCAGATCATGGACTATGCCAAGACGCTGATGGGGGGCGGGGGTGCTACCGATCAGGCCGGCAACGTCAACGCCAACTATCAGCGCTATGTCGATCAGACCAACCCGCTCGCCTCGAACACCAATTATAACCCCTATGAGACGGCCGGGTTCAAGGATGCACTGAGCACCACGATTTCCGACATTACGAATGCGACCAACGGTCAATTCGCCGCGGCGGGACGTGATTTCTCGGGCATGAACTCGCAGACGCTCGGGCGTGGTATTCTGCAGGGCGTGGCGCCGACGATCGCAGCCCAGTACAATCAGAACGTCCAGAACCAGCAGGGCGCGGCCGGCAATCTCTACAACGCCGGCAATACCAACGCTGGCATTCTTTCGGGGATGAACCAGCAGAAGCTGGCC